TGACGGTCGGCTAATAGCTTTAAAAGATTCAGAAAAGAAGGACTCACTTGCTTAGAGAAAAGCTTTTCAAGTGCCGCTTTCTTAGAGCTAACCTCCAAGACTGGAGAGGACATTGCGTCACTAAGTTCTGGGCAGCTATTCCATAAGGAAAGAACTTGCATGTCTCTTCAGAGATTCCTCTCTTCTTAAGAGCAACAGGATTAACAAACTTAATTAGTGGTGATGATTTCTTAGGTGGTGGGCTAGTCATAAATCTTGGTTTGTTTTCTTTTGTTGGTTGATACTGATAGTCGCATCCAAAACAATGAGCATGTCCGTCATCAAAGACAGCAAGGTTATCCTTACTGCCACATTGGGGGCAAGGCTCATGCCTTAGATACTTGCTTTTGTTCTTCATCTTTTTGCCAGTGTTGGATCAGTAGCTTTAGTTCTTCTATTCGTTTTTGGGAGTACTCGATTCGTTGTTTGGTATTCATGCCAGTTCCCAGTTGATTACATAAATACCCTTGTCTCTACCATGTAGCTCGTAAGCTTTATCGACTGCTTTGCTAGCAGTAGATGCAGTGATGTATGCGTAGCTACTAGCTCCTCCTTTCTTTTCTACAAGTCTTAGTCTGTACCTGTATTTATCTTGAGGTGAGTGATAGATCACTTAGGGTTTCTCCATGTATCGAGTTGGTCAATCATCCAGTCGTATTTATCAATAGGTTGATTGCAATGCAAGCAGTTGAGAGTTGACCATGCAAGGTTATAAATCCTTGATGTCTTCTCACAAATGGGACACTTAATATTCTTGCCATTACTACCAGCTCGATCTCTCTTTTCAATGAGCTTGTAGTCTTCAAGAACTACGAGGTCAGTTCCTTTAACTCTCATGTGTTTAGTAGAAGTAATCATGGTTCATACCATTCTTGAGGAATAGTTTTGTCACACCATTTGAATCTATTTCTTGTAGCCCATTCGCCATAAGTCATAGATCTTTTTGATTTGCTAAGTCGTTCCTTTGCTCTCATAAAGCAGAGTCTTATATCCAAATCAGGGTGTTGTTTTTTAACAGCAAGTAATTTCTTTCTGTCCTCTGGTCTGAAGTGACCTTTAGCTTCTATGACCACACCATTACTAAGAATGAAGTCTGGTTTATAGGTAGCCTTGATGACATAAGGCAAAGTCATATCTTCATAGGTGAAGTTGACTTTGTTTTGGATGAGGCCAGCTGCTAGGCCAGCCTCAAATTTACTTCTATATTTAGAACTCGTCTCCAGCTGAGACACTTGTTGTTGTCTCTTCTGTTGTGACTGGGACTTGACACGCTTCTGTTGTTTCGTTCGTTTGAAAGCCATAGCTTGTTGCGTCCTTTGAGTATTCAATATGCTTATGGATAATTGCAGCTTCAGGTTGAATCTTTATTCCAACTCCAAAGTTACCTGAGTATCCAGAACAACGAATACTTACTTGACCTTCAGTACCTGGCCCCATTTTATTTACTGCATTTCTTTCCTCTGGAGTCATAGGAGTTCCATTGGAATTAAACAAAGAGGGAGGTCTATTACTCCACTGTTTACCAACTTGATTGATACCTCCAACTTTCATCTTTGTTTTAATCACAAAGTATGGTTGTCCATCTACCTCTTCAGTTCCCCAGGGTAGAGCTGCAAGTTTAAATTTCTTATCAGGCTCAGCTGCTTTGAGTTGAGTCTTCCATCTCTCAAGCAATCCATCTAGTTGATTGATGAGATCCTCTGCTTCAGTCGGATTGATTAGGCAGGTTACTTTCCATACTCCTGGCTGTTCAAACTTAGTATCAGGTTCAACAAGCCAAGCGAATTGGAATTTGCATTTAGGTGTAGTCAGGTTTAAGACTTCTGATTTAATCATGTGATGAAATAGTTAGATGTTCTTGTGATAGATGGATCTAAGTCTCCAAGCTCAGGCTTAGGTGGTAGATCCTCGGTGTTTTTGATTTGTGATTCGAGCTGTAATTTGATTTGTGTTAACCAATCTGTTTGATATAGATCAGCAAAGCTCTGCCTTACAGAATCTCTCAGCTTGCTCATTTCTGAGGGGGTAGTGGCAAAGCAATCATGCACACCTCCTATATTTGTGGTGGGGTCTTCCTTTATAGCAAGGATTGATGCCATTGCCATGTGACTTGAGTCAAAACTATGCAAAATGTTTGCACTTAAAGCATTAGCCATTCGAGTGTTGTCTAGGCCTGGGGTTTCGACTGCTGTCCGTATATCAAGAGATATATCTGAGAGGTATCTAAGACGGATCCTAGATTCTCTTTGATTCTGATACTGCTGTTGTACTAATAGCCCACTAGGAGATCTCCATTGAAGTGGTTGATCTTCTTTGCCAGCTCTTAGTCCTATTGCTTTGAAGTATTTCATAGCAGCAACAGCAGGGGAAATAATCTTAGTAGCTTCTCGATGAAGGATGTTTGCCATGAAGTGCATGGTTGTCATACATCCCTTCTGAACTGTCCATGATCCATTACCGGATAGATCTTTAGCTCTCTTCTGTGCCCACTCATAAGCGTAGTAATAGAACGCTGTTCTACTAGCTGCATAAGGAGTGGTCATAACACAAGGCTTAGCTAATGACCTATCAGGTTGCAGCATCAGCCACTTCCTAGCTCGATCATCAGTGCTATCTCTTAGAGCTTCATTAACCTTGGTGATAACAGTCCCATAAATATCTTGAGGTTTATCTGAAGGTGCAATGTTAACCATTGAACCCATCTCTTTATTCCTCAAGAGTCCAGAGAAATGTTGGATACCAGAGCAAG